CGATCTGGACCTCGACCCGATGTCAACCTTCATTGACAAGCTTACCCTGTGGGCCGAGGTAGTTCGCCGGACTTACTACGCCGACGGCATTGACGAAATCATTGCTACCCGCCGTCTGATCCATATTGCCCGTACCTATGCGATCTTCAAGAATCGCCAGGAGGCAGTTAAGCTTTGCTTGAACCGTTTTGATGAAGCCACCCAAGAAGGTTTCATGCGCCTCTATAATGCCGTCGATGATGAAGCCGTTACCGAGGACGAGGATGGCGGCATGACCCCCATCCTGACTAAGACGGAGGACGATTACGAGCCCTTCTAGGTTTCTCTCCCTAGAGGGGTGCCACCAGCCGGCTTCTCACCGGCTGGTGGCTTGTATTTATTTTTTGGGCCTACTGTGAGGGCGTACCAAAACAGCTATATATTACGAATGATTATTTTGAATTGAGGTTATAATGGAAATATCTATTAGTGTGGAGGAGTTAAGAAAGCGCCGAATTTTTGTGGCGACTCCTATGTACGGTGGCCAGTGTGCTGGAATGTATACGAAATCAACCGCCGATCTTGCTTTATTGTCTGCCAAATATGGCGTGGAAATAAAGTTTTTCTACCTATTCAACGAATCTCTAATCACGCGGGCACGGAATTATCTTGTGGATGAATTCCTCCGAAGTGGTTTCGATTACCTGATGTTTATCGATTCAGATATCGGATTTGATCCCAGCGATGTTTTGTCACTAGCCGCTCTGATCGATCCAGATAATGATAAAGAAATCATCTGTGGTCCATATCCCAAAAAGACAATTGCCTGGGAAAAGATCAAGATGGCAGTTGATCGTGGATTTGCCGATAAAGACCCAACTGATTTGAACAAATACGTTGGCGATTTCGTTTTCAATCCAGCCCAACAAACCGACAGCATTCCCGTAGACGTGCCCGTTGAAGTCTTGGAGGGCGGGACCGGATTTATGATGATCCATAGATCGGCTCTAGTGAAATATGCGGCGGCATATCCAGAATTTTCATATCGGCCAGATCATGTCCGAACGGGTGCATTCAACGGCACCAGAGAAATCACCGCCTTCTTTGATTGTGTCATTGACGATAAGAACACGGACCTTCACCGAAAACTCCGAGTGCTGGCTGAAAGTGGTGGTGCCACGGCGGAGCAACTGGTAGAACTGATCGATTATACCGATTCAGAAGGATACTCTAAGAGATACCTCTCGGAGGATTACATGTTCTGCCAATGGTCTCGAAAGATCGGTATCAAAGTTTGGCTATGTCCATGGATGAAACTCGCCCATGTAGGCAATTACACTTTTGGTGGTTCCCTACCTGATCTTGCTGCTATTGGAGCAGGTGCCACCGTTGATGTGGATACCGCGAAGAAAATTGCCGATCCCGTTGTTGCCCCACCGGCGAGAAGAAAGAGCAAAAAGAAATGATCGTTGGAATTGTAGGACTTATTGGAAGCGGTAAAAATACAGTTGGCGATATTCTGGTAGGCGACCACGGATATAAACAAGAATCATTCGCCAAATCATTGAAAGATATGACCGCTATACTATTCAACTGGGACAGACGCCTCCTGGAGGGCGATACCGAAGAAAGTCGGAATTTCCGAGAAACGGTAGATTGGTATTGGTCGGAAGCCTTAGGCATTCACTCATTTACTCCCAGATATGCCCTTCAATTTATGGGCACCGAAGTTATGCGCCAAAGCTTCCATGATGATATTTGGGTCAAGTCTCTCTATACAAGATTGATGGCATATAGAGGAGATACGGTCATTACCGACGTAAGATTTCACAACGAAATGAAAATGATCCGCCAAGCTGGTGGTGAAATTTGGCATGTGAAGCGCGGTGCCGACCCTGAATATTGGGATACCGCGATGAAGCATTTTGATCTAATGGAAGAATATTACCCAGAAATTCATCGATCAGAATGGGAATGGATTTCAGGTTCATGGGATCATGAGATTCCCAACGACAAATCCCTAGAACATCTCCGTGTCCGAGTCAGCGATGTTTTAGAATTTGGTTATGAATTATTGGTTGACAAACGCGAAAACCTATGATATACTTAGATTATACAATTTGAAAAGAGGAATATTATGCAACTATCTCCCGAAACCATTGAAGTCTTGAAGAATTTCGCCACCATTAATCAGTCCCTCATTTTCGAGGAAGGCAATACCCTAGCTACGGTATCCCAGCAAAAGACGATAATGGCCAAAGCGCAAATCACGGACGATATCCCGGCGGATTTCGCCATTTATGATGTGGGTCGCTTCCTGGGATTTATCAAACTGTTCGATAATCCCAGTTTCGAATTCACCGACTCGGCAGTCATTGTCAAGAACGGTAAAGCCCAGGGTCGATATACGTTTGCCGATGCTTCTCTGATCATGGCGCCGCCGAAGAAAGATTTGGTGGTTGACGCCGAGGTAGAATTCGATCTGGACAGTAGCACCCTTACGGAAATCATGTCGGCAGCTAATGTCACTCAATTGCCCAATGTGGCCATCGTAGGCAACGGAACCACAATTCATATCACCACGCTTGATGTGAAGAATGATGGATCAGACAATTTCCAAATTCCAGTCGGCAAAACGTCTGATAATTTCCGTATGATTTTCAAGATGGAAAACTGGAAGTTCCTTGATCGCGATTATACGGTAAGGATCACCTCCAAGGGCGTCTCCCAGTTCACGGCCAAGGACGTTGAATATTTCGTTGCGGTAGAGTCAGGTTCCACATTCGAGGGTTGATTGAATGGAAGAGACACTTTGGGTAGAAAAATATCGTCCTACCAAAATTGAAGATTGCATTTTACCACCCGCTTTGAAAAAGACTTTTCAGGCATTTGTGGATAAAGGGGATATTCCCAATCTCTTATTGAGTGGTGGTCCGGGCTGTGGTAAAACTACCGTAGCTTTGGCCATGCTCAAAGAGATTGACGCCGATAGCTATATCGTCAACGGTTCGTTGTCTGGTAATATCGACACCCTACGGAATGAAATTGCCAATTATGCATCGTCCGTATCCCTCACCGGTGGCAGAAAATTTGTCATTCTTGATGAGGCTGATTATCTTAATCCTCAATCAACTCAGCCCGCCCTTCGTGGCTTCATTCAGGATTTTTCAAAGAATTGTGGGTTTATCATGACCTGCAATTATGTCAATCGGATCATTGAGCCACTTCATTCGCGGATGTCTGTCGTGGATTTCCGAATGAATGCCGCCGATAAGCCTGCTATGGCAATGGATTTCATGAAGCGACTAATGGGTATTTTGGATACCGAGGGCGTGACATACGACAAGCAAGTCCTTGCCGAAATCATTCAAAAACATTTTCCCGATTACCGTCGAGTAATCAACGAGGTACAAAGATATGCAGCCGCAACCGGTTCGATTGATTCTGGTATTCTAGCCAACATTGGTAATATCAAAATCAAAGAATTAATGGAAGCTATGAAGACGAAAAACTTCAAAGTGGTTCGCCAGTGGGTAGCGAAAAATCTGGATAATGATTTCATCCACCTCACCCGAATTATTTTCGATAGGTCAAACGAATACATGGCAAAAACCAGCGTACCGCAATTGGTTTTGATACTTGCCGACTATTCTAATAAGGATGCCTTCGCTGCGGACAAAGAGATTAATACCCTGGCCATGCTGGTCGAGATTATGCAAGATGTGGAGTTCATCTAAAAACTAAATACAGGGTAGTGATATGAAAGGAGAATAATGTTCCACCGTCTGAGGCTACCCAAAAAAGAAACAGACCCCCGAAAAGATCGCGCCAAGCATCGTCGTGCCAAAATCAAGAGGCAACGAATTGATGGTGCCGTCCATTTGCTCCAGAGCAATGGATACCATGTAGTGAAGCGGGGTGAATATGGGTTGACTTAATGAAAGAGAAGTGAATGGCAAGAAATTTATACGGTGAGGAAATTGAGGAAGAGGCCGAGGAAGAGGTCTCTAAGCCCAAGAAAAAATCACCATTCTATATCATGAACGCCATCGATCAGGGCAGGGATATTGTTGGAGAATCTGACGATCCCGACGAAATCCTAGCTGACTATAATCCGTATATCACAAATCGATCATACATGCGGTACATGGATACTGTCCTATTAGCTAACGAATTGAACTTTCGTCCAATGATGCCCGCCGACATGCAATACGCCTTCCTTATAAATACTATCAGGCCAAGTAAACGTTTCGAAAAATGGCTCAAAGCCGACGAGATTGAAAACATTGAATTAGTCAAAGCATATTATGGCTACAATAATGAAAGAGCAAGAGAAGCCCTTAACATTCTATCGGCCGAAGATATTGATAGAATCAAAAAGAAAATGCATAAGGGCGGTGACATGAAATGACTATCCACACAATGATCGAAATCCTTCTTGAAGAGGCGGATGATTTCCTCAAAGTAAAAGAAACGCTAACCCGAATAGGCATAGCCTCAAGAAAAGAACAAGTATTATTCCAATCTTGTCATATTCTACATAAGCAAGGACGTTACTATATCGTCCACTTCAAAGAACTATTCGCCCTCGACGGCAAAACAACTAACTTTTCGGAAGAAGATAAGGCTAGACGGAACACAATAGCCAATCTATTAGATGATTGGGAACTATTATCATTGGTCGAACCAGATAAAAGTTCTGCTCCTGTCGCCGATTTGACTTCGATCAAGATATTACCCTTCTCTGAGAAGAGAAATTGGGACTTGAGGACCAAATACAATATTGGTCGAAAACACTAAATTATGGAGTTTTATTATGGACTTACTACAAGATATTGAAGCCCACGAAGGAATCCCTGTACAAATTAAGCTAACCGGCGGTCAAATGCCAACCCGTGCCACCATCGGTTCTGCGGGTCTAGATTTGTACGCATATTTGCCGCAATCATTTAACTACGGCAAGGGTACTCACATCGGTCCGGGCGACAGGCAATTAATTTCATGTGGATTTTCTATGGCTCTTCCTTCCGGTTGGGAAGCCCAAGTTCGACCGCGATCTGGGTTGGCGCTCAAACGAGGTTTGACCGTATTAAATTCGCCGGGGACTATTGATAGCGATTATCGAGGTGATATTGGCATCGTTTTACATAATACGTCCTCTCATATGCAAATGATTGAAAACGGCGACCGCATTGCCCAGATGGTCATCAAAAAGGTTCCTAATGTCCGCTTGATTCTTGTCGAAGATTTAGGCACCACCGCGCGAGGCTTCGGAGGATACGGCTCAACGGGATAATAAATTTTGTCCTAGGGGTTGACATTTCGGAAAAAGACACTATATATTAAGTAGGGTGCCATAATGGGCCCTACATTCTTGCTTTTAAAGGAGAACACAATGGTAAGATACGATTACGGCGCATGGCGCATACCCATGGAAATGCTTCCTGGATTCTCGGGTAAATCCCAAAACGTATACCCTCCCTTCAATATAGTGGAATTGAGCGAATTGGATTTCGTCATTGAAGTCGCGGTCGCTGGTTTCACAAAAGACCAATTGACCGTCGAGAGGGAAGAAAACGACCTTACGGTCACAGGATCAGGTGGCGAAGATGAGCGTACCTATTTCCATAAAGGAATTGCGGGAAGAGGTTTCGAAAAGAAATTCCGCCTTGCTCCCGATGTCAGTGTTACAGGCGCCGACTTCATTAACGGAATTCTCTCTATCGCAATGAAGAGGGATATTCCTGAGGAGAAAAAGCCTGAGGGTATTACCATCATGTAACTTATAAATACGTGGTCTGGCAATCAAGCTGGACCACGTATTTTATGAGGCACATGATGCAACTATCCGAAAATTTCTCGCTGGCAGAATTGACTAATAGCCAGACAGCAACCCGGAAGGGTATTTCTAACGAGCCTACAGACGACCATATTGCTAATCTTATGAGATTAGTTGAAAATATTTTGCAACCATGTAGAGATGAATTTGGTGCCATTATCATTACGTCGGGATATCGATCCGCTGCCTTAAATGAGGCTATTGGAGGATCAACCCGGTCGCAGCATTCGAAAGGCGAAGCAGCCGATTTCCATGCTAAGACCGTGGACTGCCTGGCATTAGGTAAATGGATTGCCAATAATTTAGATTTCGACCAGTTGATTTTCGAATTCATCGACTCGCCAACAGGCGGATGGATTCATTGTTCTTCCTCGGGAGATAATCGGGGCGAAATCCTAAAAGCGGAGAAGCAAAATGGTAAAACAGTCTACACTCAAATGGAATTATTCTAAAAACACATACACCCAAAGAGAGTGGGATCGCACAGTAGGATACGGTGTGGTACCCGACGAATACAAGAAAGAGACTAATGAACATTTTCAAAAAGATGTGGCAGAACCACAAGACGAGGAAGGCTGCCCGTAACGAGTATGAGGCATATATGGCATACCTTCATGCCGAGTATCCCTTGCAGTATAAGTATAGGTGTAACACATGGCCAGGGTGCAATCCAATGCATCACAATGGCTATACCTGGTAACAACAGAAAGATTTATTATGACGGTAAAAGTTTTGAAACTAACGAGCGGTGAAGAGATTATTGGCACTACCTTGGCATACGCCGAAAGTGACACAATCATTAAAAAGCCCATCGTGATTCAGATCGCAATGGATGAAAATGGTGAGCCACAGGTTGGTATGGGCATTTATTGTCCGCTCTCAGATGAGGATCAATTGAGGATTCGGAACGATGCGATTTTATTTTCGTACAAGCCGGTGGCGCAATTGCTCAACCAATATCAATCCATGACTGGCGGTCTTTTGACACCTGCGGGACCGGGGCTTATCCTTCCCTCTTGACATTCCCTACAAATTATGTTATGATAGAATATAATATGATTAGAGGATTGCATGGATTTTTATACCGACGTTCAAGTTTACGGCAATAATATCCTCCTTAGAGGCGTTCGAGGTACCGAACGTTACTCTAAGAAGGTGCCGTACAAGCCCACCCTATACGTGGCAACCCAAGAAACAGACTCTGGCTTCAAAGCTATGGATGGCACCAATGTCAGTCCTATGCAGTTTGAAAGCATCCGCGAAGCCAGGGATTTCTACAAGTCATATAGTGACGTAGCCAACGTCACGGTATATGGCAACAACCTATACAATTACGCATACATTAACGAGCGATGGAATGGTGATATCGATTTCGATTCATCATTACTCCGCGTTGCCAATATCGATATTGAGGTTGCGTCTGAAAATGGTTTCCCCGAACCAGGTCCAGCCACAGAGGAAGTCGTATCGATCACGGTAGGTATCGGTGGCAAATACTGGGTATTTGGCTGCGGGGAATTCGACAACAAAACACCAGATAAGGTGTTCTATCGGAAATGCCAGAATGAGAAAGAATTGCTTTTGAACTTTCTGGATTTCTGGGCATCCGATTATCCCGATGTTGTGACTGGATGGTATATCCAGCTCTTTGATATTCCCTATCTGGTGAATCGAATTACCAATCTCATGGGCGAAAAGGTAGCGAACAAGCTATCGCCCTGGGGTAAGATATATGAACGGACATTCAACCAAGGGTATGGCAACCGAGTTCAAGCCTACGAGATTGTAGGCGTTGCCGAAGCCGATTACATCATTCTATACCAGAAATTCGGTGGTGGTTCCCAAGAATCCTACAAACTGAATCACATTGCATGGATTGAATTGGGTGAGCAGAAACTGGATTACTCCGAACACGGCGCCCTCCATCTCCTATATAAGAATGATTATCAAAAGTTTATCGAATACAACATTCAGGACGTTGTGTTGGTCGACCGCCTTGACGATAAGCTGGGCTTGATCGATTTGATCCTGTCATTGGCGTACCTGACCAAGGTGAATATCCCTGATGTCCAGAAGCAAGTGAGGATGTGGGATACAATTACTGCCAACCATTTGTTGAATAAGGGCATTGTGGTTTCACCCAAGAAGGTATATCAGAAGTCGGATACCTACGAGGGAGCATATGTTAAACAGCCGTTGATTGGCGAACATAAGTGGGTTATGTCGTTCGATCTAGCCTCTATGTATCCAATGCTTATTCGCCAGTTCAATATCGGACCAGAAACCATTCAGCCTGAGCCGATGGATATCAATATTGAGGATATCATTTACGAGAGAGTTACCGAACCACTCCATGATACCTTCTCTGTCGCCGGGAATGGTGCCATGTATACCCGTGAATTTGAGGGTATGTTATCAACCATCATGGGTGAAATGTATGATGGTCGTGTGACAGCAAAAAACAAGATGATGGATGCTAGAAAGCGAAAAGAAGAAATCCTAAAAGAAATTGAATCCCGCGGGTTGAAAACCTGATTTGTATAAATACGAATATAGGATATAGTAAAGTAGGATAAAAAGATGTATTATGTGTATACTCTAACAGACCCCATGACCGCTCAAATATTTTATGTGGGTAAAGGAAAGCATAGAAGAAGTAAACACCACTTGCAGAAATCGATATGGAATAACCCCAAAACCAGCAGTAATCCATATCTTTACAGTCATATCAAAAGGTTGATGGAAAATAATAATATTCCTATTATTCAACATATTTTTGAAAGTGAAGTGGAAAATGATGCTTTAGAGTATGAGGAAAAATTAATTAGTCGTCTGGGAACATTCAATACTGGAGGACCGCTGAAAAACATATTTGAGGGTAAAGGATCTCGTAGTTATGAATGGACTACCGCAAGAAAAAGATCATATAAAGAGAAGAAACGGGCACTAAGAAAAATTGATCCCTCATATGAGGAACTATACAATTTGTATGTAAACGAAAACAAAAAACGATCTGATCTTGCTGAATATTATGGAATAAGCGTTTCTTATTTGAAAAAAATACTGAATGAACATGGTATTAAGAAACCCAAAGTATTAATAGATAAAAATATGATCCATAGAGTAATAAGGTGCTGTGTCCAATGTGGCTCAGAATTTGAAATTATTCCCAGTAAGAATAATAGATTCTGTAGTAGAAAATGCGCCGATGTTGGAGGAAGAAAAAAATGTGCCCAGATAGCCAGCCGAAAATAGAATTCTGTTGTCCAGTCTGCCATGATTGGGCAAATGTAGAAGAACACGTTTTTACTTGTGGTTTGGGTGGAAATGTGTTACAATGGAATGAGTTAGTTAAATATTGGGAGCAACTTGGTGGTATTAAAACTAGAAGAACTATCCGACCAGGAACTGAAAAATGAACTGGCTCTGACCGATGATGAAATTTCAAGGTATAGCAATCTCCAGTTGGCATTGAAAGTCACTCTTAACTCCGCATATGGCGCCATGGGCAGCCAGTATTTCAGATTTTACGATTTGCGGAACGCCGAGGCCATTACACTTTCGGGCCAAGTCGCCATCAGATTCATTGAGACCAAGTTGAATAAGTATCTGAATAATCTCCTAAAGACGGAGGGCAAAGATTATGTTATTGCAAGCGATACAGATTCGGTCTATCTCAATCTTAGTGGCCTTGTTGATACTGTGTTCCCGGTGGAAGGGGATACTCCGAAGGAACAGATCGTTTCCTTTTTGGATAAGGTGGCAAGCACTAAAATTGAACCGTTTATTGATCGATGTTATCAAGACCTTGCTAAGACACTTAATTCCAAGCAAAAAATGAAAATGAAGCGCGAGGTCATTGCAACTAACGGTATATGGACCAACAAAAAACGCTATGCATTGAACGTCCTTGATAATGAGGGCGTCCGATATGCCGAACCTCAAGTGAAGATTATGGGACTTGAGGTTGTTCGATCTTCAACTCCTTATGAGTGTAGGGAAGCTATTCGGGAATGCCTACGGATTATGTTGAATGGCACACCCGCCGAGCTAGTCGAACATATTACTGCCTTTGAGGAAAAGTTCCGTAAGATGGATTTCATGGACGTGGCGAAACCATCTGGTGTGAATGGTATGAAAAAGTATGCCGACACAAAAGGCATTTTCATTCTCGGCACACCATTCCATGTTAAAGGCGCGTTGATTTTCAACCATCTTCTCCACGAACGGAAGCTGACCAAGAAGTATGAACAGATCAGGGAGGGCGAGAAAATCAAAGCCTGCTATTTGGTAGAGCCCAATCCAATCGGTTCTCCTGTGCTTTGCGTATCGACAGAACTGCCTGAGGAATTCGGGATCGAAAAATACATCGATTATGACCTCCAGTTTGATAGGAATTTCATGACGCCTGTTAGAAATATCGCCGATGTGATTGGATGGAAGACCGATAATAGCGCGACCCTTGAAGCGTTTTTCGGTTGACATTACCCAGCGGATATGTTATTATTA